AGCAGGAGGCATAAAATAAATGCCACCTTGCGCCCCATAAATAAAAGGAAAAACTTCGTCTGGAAGTGATGAAAGTCCTTTTGATACTTTAGTACTTTGCTCTGATACAACTTCAGGAAAAACACTTTTCTCCGTGGGCTTTAACACCTTACCCAATTGCAACGGATTAGTAATTTTTCCACGGTGTTTGCAACCATCACACACTTTAGGGTTAACTAAGTTAAATGTTTCGCAAGAATGTGGCATCTCTTGTGTTTGAGAAGCTTTCTTTTTAGTTTCCTGAGCGTTGTAGCCTGGATAGTCTTTTGATATTTCAATAATAGCTGAGTCTTTATCTACGCAATGATTAGCAATTGACAACGCCGAATACCATAAAGGTTCCGCTAAAACTTTGGAGTTATTTAAAACGTAATCAATTTGTGCACACCCCTGTTGTTTTATTTTTTGAAAGCTGGTGTCAAAATTACCTATGTTCAATAACTTTTTTTGTTTGTCAGAGCCTTTTGTAATTACAGGAAGCGACGTGTCAATCTTTCCTAGGTACTCTTGAAATTCCTCAAAACTATAAACATTCAACGGCCCATCTATAATTTTAGTTGGCATTGGAGGATTAGTTTTAAGATTAAAAGTATTAGGACATCTTAATATTCTAGCGAGATCCGCAGTTACGACCGGATCAATTCTAAGTCCTTCCTTAATGCAAAGGTCTTTAAACTTCTCTGCGTAAGGCTTCCACTCAACAGCGGGAACGTCTACATCAAATAACCAATAGGCGTGTATGCCTCCCCCCGAGTCAATTTTTATAGGTGGAGGTAGATTAACAGACAAAACAAAATCATCAACAGCCTGTGAAGCCCCTTCTTTTGAATCGTAGCCTTTACCTTCCCCTACATCCAGGTCTACAAAAAAAGATTTCACATAAGCTGCGTTACCTGCTTTTCTGCTATACCCTGAAAATGAGCTTAATGCTACAAAAACATTTTGTTTTTCTTTATTAAACTGCGTAACAATGCCTTGAATATCCTCAACAGATTCTACAAACTTATGCTTAGGTATTTTGTTAACTGGGTCTATTGCCGCCACACAATATACGCCGCTACCCGGCAAAGCTTTTTTATAAAATTCAGTAATCATATTTTTCCTGACACATTTAATTTAATAAATTCTTTCGCTTGTTTATGAGATTGAACAGGCAGAGTATTTAACTCAAAGTTATTGTTAATAATTTCTGTTAAGGTCTCTATACGTTCAATATTTTTACTACGTAAAGCCTTACCCTTAAACCAGTTATAAAGAGTCATACGGGACACGCCGAGCACTTTGGCTACTTCGCTCGGCGGTAGATTAGCTTTTACACACAACTGCCCAAACTGCACGCCTAATCTTTTATTATTAAACGAGTACAAGTCTCTTAAATATCTTTCAGTAAACATAAACGCTCCTTAGTTTTTTACTGACCATTTTTTTACAATGTCATCAACGTCAGCGGGTTTTTCTATGACAGGCTTACCGCTATCTTTTAATACCGGTTGATCGAAAACCAAGTCAGACTGAGGTAACGATTCCGCATTAAGCTTAGCAGGCTCTTCAACAGGAGCAGGCTCTTCAAAAACTTCACTGGCAGAATCAATAGGTTGTACAAAACCTTCTACTGGTTTAAAACCAAAGTTATCTGCTGAAGGAGTGCCCCCTTCTACATACTTAATTACTTGAACCGCGGATAGTTGTAGCTTCACGCCCGCTCCTATCATTTTAGAATACCAAGGTATCACTTGAGCATTAACTCTAAGCTCTGAACCGCCCCATATATTAGTGTCTGACAGAGGCTTGTTTGCCGCATCAAAGATTCGAGGTGGGTACTTAGATTTAAAACGGAAAATTATGTTTCCTGTTGGTTCATTGCCTACATCATTAGTCTCTGCCGCATACGGAGGGCTTGCAGTTTTAACCTCGCCTCCAATATTTTCAGCGACTCCTTTTACATTTTCTGCAAAAACTTTATTAATAGTCTCAATAAGAGGCTTAGCGTCAGCTTCAGAAAGAATAAGATTAGTCTTATATTCCCCTTCTTCGACCCACTTAGTATCAGGTTTCGATAACCAAGGGTATTGCGAAACTCCAGTTGGAGTTGTTATTTCTACGTTAGGCTGTTCAGCCATAATTAAATCTCCTTAAATAAATGTGACCACTTTTGCACAATAGCATTTGCTTCTGCTCGGCGGTCGGATTGCGTTGCATCTTCCCTACTAAACCCAAAAGATTCTGCGTCTGGTAGTTTAGGTACGACGTTTAATTGCACTGCGTTGAGTGCGTCTTTACTTTCTCCCTGTCTGCGTAAAACCTCAAAATGTTCAGGCTCTACCGCAGCACTAGGAGAAAATAATACTTTAGGGTATGGAGTTTTAGGATCTATATAAATCTTAGTCACTACTTTATTTGCACTTACGTTATTAGTAGCTAACATATTTATATAAGACTTGAACCCCCATTTACCCAATGTTTCTTTTTGCCAACAAGAATTAGATGGAACAATAAACTGCAAAACGTCCCCCGCTAAATTATCTTTCGTCACTACTGCTATTCGCCATGATATTTTGCATGAAGAGCCATTGCTAATGACACTGTTACGAACGCTATAAGGACATTGATTACACGCGTTTGATAGTGGGTTAGTAACCTCTCGGTCTGGAACTTGTGAATTGCTCGACCAACACGTAGGCTTAGTATAAGTATCTGAGTCAAAAGAATTGGGATAATAAATACGGCTAGTAGTATGAGCCATACGAACTATAATTACTTTTAATTCAATACCTACTAAAGTTTCAATTACTGAGTTACCTAGATGTTTTTGAAAAGTGTTGTCCTTGACTTTTAACTTTTTGTTAGCGGCATACTTAGCTCCCGCTACTGCAAGTGTATCTGAGTCTAAAGAACCTTCAATTATATCGGGGCTACCCTGAATAATTTTGTCTAATTCGTCTACCATCTTAAGTTTTGTTGGTTGGTTTTTTAACTACAATATTGTATTCACGGATTGAGTTAATACCTGGAGGCAGTCCATCACTTCCGTGACTAATTAAATATTCTTTTAGATTTCCATTGTGTAATCGTTGTTGTAGCAGTTCAATCAAATTGTTCTCCACAATAAAACTTTTAAGCCCGTCCCAATCACTACAAATAAAATTCTCACGTAGCGTTTTAATAATAGTCCCGGAGCCAGTTTTAATGCTGTCCGCGTTTATGTTGTTACATTCTGAAAGCATTACTTGTTCAAGTTTCTTAAGTTCATCTTTTAAACCTACGTCTTCTGCTTCAAACTTTCGTTTTAAAATGTCACGTTGATTTCTAATAGCTATGTAAGCTTTAACATAGTCATCAAGTTGAATTTTGTTTTCGGTTGGTGTAGCTGTTTCAATCATTTGTATTTCCTCTCTTTAAGTTATTAATAAGTGCATCCACTTGCTTTTGTGATTTTCTTAAGTCACGATCAACTGCGGATATATGTTCAAAAAACTTTTCAGCATTAATATTTCTTTTAGCCAATAAAGCCATCATAAGACATGACAAAATTAAAATCTCGTGATGAGGCTTCTCGCACAGTTCATCAATTCCATTATTAACTAAATTCATAAATTCATTAAATGCTTCATAAGGCGGCTCACTCATAGTCCTATCTCCTCTCTATATAAATCAACTAAGTTCATATGCCTATCCACCTTTCCTTGTAGCATGGCATACATTTTTCGTTCTACTTCTGATCCTTGTAAATGTACAACGGTCATTTTGTTTTTCTGTCCCACTCTGTCCACTCGAGCTACACATTGTAAATATGTTTCCACTGACATAACAGGTGACCAAAAAACTACTGTGTCAGCTCTAGTCAAAGTAACTCCATGAGAAGCTGATTGAGGCTGAATTATAAGTATGCGAGGGTCTTCAAAATTTTGAAACCTATTAAATATATTCCTGCGTTCATTGGCACTGACTGAACCATTTATAATTTCACATGCGTATCCTTGCTTCACTAAGTGACTGTTCACTAGCTCTATCGTATGTCGATAGGGTACAAATATTAAAATCTTATGTTGCGTTTCATCAATAACTTCATTCAATGCAGCTAGCCTGGGTTTTACGTCAAACTCAACCACTTCCTTTTTATCTGTGTAAACAGCCCCGCCTGAAATTTGTAAAAGTTTAGTAAGATTGCTCGCAGCATTGACTGCACTAATTAACTCGCCCGCAGTTTCTATTAACATTTGCTCCTTAAGTAATTTATAGTATTTAATTACCTGCGAAGATAGAGGTACCTCTCTTGTCTGATACATCACTTCGGGCAAATCCAAACAATCGTTTTTTGCAAATCGTATAGCAGGTTGAAGTGCTTTAAATACTAAATCTTTGGCGTTTGTTTTAGGAGCCCATTTAAACCTAGTAACTTGATACATGACTTTATCTCTCCACGCACCAGTAAATTTAGGAACCCTTTCTGGGCTCACCAATTTAGCTAAACCAAATGCATCTACGGGTGATTGTGCCGCGGGGGTACCTGTCATAAGCCATAGTCTTGTTTCAGGTTTTATAATTTTAGCCAATGTTTTCCACCTGGCAGTAGCGGGTGACTTGTATGCGTTTGCCTCATCAATAATAATCAAATCAAAATTATTTTTTGCAATTGTCTCTCTTACAATACCAACGCCATCATAATTAATTGTTATAAAATCGAAAGGCTCATCAATAATTAACTCCCTTTTCTTTTGTGATCCATGTGCCACTCCGACTGAACGATGCATAATTGTATTTTGAATATCAGCTTCCCATGCAGAGTACATAATAGATAAAGGACATATAACCAATACACGTTTTATTTGTCCTAACGACATTAAATAGTCTGCAGCCCACAAAGCGGAAGAAGTTTTACCTGTACCCGCCTCGTTAAAACAAAACGCTCTTTTGTTTATAGATAAGAATTCAGAAGTTACTTTCTGATGACTGAATGGCGTGTAAGCTCCGGGCCAATCGTAGTCTCTAGTAATTGGAGATGGTAAAAAATTACGAAAGGATACAAGCTGATTAAGCTTAGTCATCTCGTTCACACCCCAGTAAATAAGTACCTCTGAGAGATTACCTTTTTGTCCTATAATTTCAAACCGTTCAATGTTAGCCTGTATATGTGAGGTCATATACTCAGGTATAGTAAGTTTTATTGCAGTGTTATCTATAATTTCCATACAAGCTCTTCTCTCTAATCGAACTTATATGGTAACTTAATGAAAGTTTACTGTCAAACATTATTTGACGTGATTTCTAGCCACTCTTCTACACCATTTTAAATACTCACGTACAGGAGTAGCCCCTCTAAAAGAATTTACCGCTCTGCAAACTAGTTGTATGTTCCTGGATGTGTACTTACCCCCTGCTTTTATGCGATCTAAGCTTGCGTTGTATAGATTTATTTTGCCCCGCGATCTAACACATAACATTCTTACGCCTGATAATGCGCAACGATATTTTTGTTTTTTTAGTTTGCGAATTAGTTTTTCGGGAGTGAGGTCTGTATCTTTTTTCTTGGACAACAAATGCTTAAAATAAATTAACCAATCGCCATTTTCTCTACGGTAACGTTTGTTTACTTTGTTAATTTTAGAACATTTTGGAGAGCAACAAAGATAGTTTGGGTGAACAGTTGTAAACTTTTCCTTACACACATTGCATATTCTAGTAAACATTTAAACACTTTGAAATTCACAAGTTTTTACAGAACACCATTTGCACAAAGGTGTAGGGTTAGGCATCCATTTGTCTGAACTGTAAGCATTATCAAGTTTGTTAAGAATTCTTTCAAAAATAGCCCAGGACAAGCTTTTATCTTTATGTTCATATTCTTCGGTAATAAAAGTTTTATGTTTTAAAAACATAAGTCCTGCTTTTACTTTTTTAATCTCTGGAAAATGCTCAAACAACATAAGAGCCATGAGTCTTAATTGTTTAGTGTCTGGGTATCGGTTACTACCTGTTTTGTAATCTACTACAAAGGCATAATCCCCATCTAAAATAACTAAATCCGCTATGCCTCGAACCCATCTATTCTTATCATGAAAGTCACAAACTTTTTTATCTCGTGTAAGTGCCATTTCAAACTCTGTTAATTTTTTTCCTGGAATTTCAATTAAAGAATCTACCATAGACTGAAACCTTTGATAGTTTTTAACAAGCTCCTTACCATCTTTAACATAATTTTCTAAAGCAGTGTGAACCTCTTTACCATATATCATGGCTTCATTTTCTGTGACTATATAATTTTGCAGCACCCTTATTTCGTGATATTGCCTGGGGCAGTTTTGAAACTGTTTAAGTGATGAGTAACTCCATGTGAAATCAGTCATTATTTAACTATCTCCACTTCCGATTGAGTTTCTATCCAAACGTGTGCGCCACATGATAGTGGTTTGTCTGGGCTATATACTATTTTAGAATCACCTTTTATATTAACTTCATGTGCATAGGTGTTGCTCTTGTATGTCTTAACCGTTAACACAGGTTC